TGTGGAGGATTCCGCCACTTAGTCTGTGAGTCCGGACATTCAGGGAAAGGTAAAGTCTAGGCTCCACCTCTTCTTACTTGATGAAACGCTTTCGCATGACATTTTTTCAGAACTTACTTCCCATATTGGCCCGAACTTCTCTTTTCGGTGTGGTACCTCTGCGTCTGGGACCCTCTATGCCTCCTGCCGTGGCAGGATTTGCCACCTCACCACCGGACGACTCCCCCAAGTATCTCTTCGAAGATGGCACTACTCTTAGCCGAAAGGCTATAGAGGACATGCCAGCTGAGTCACGAAGTGTCGCCCACTGGCGAGTGCTCGTGGACTGGGAGCTTAAGAAGCTACGTCCATACGTGATCGTAGATCCGTATGACCCCAGCGGTCTTCTGTATCTGACCTTAAACGAGTATGTGGTGCAAGCCCGTACTTACGCCCGTGCTGGTACTACCTTCATAGTTGTTGCCCGTCCAGAGACTATCAAGCCGAAGCCATCTAGCTCTTCCAATCAAAAAACCCCCCCTTTCCCCAAGTACCGAGGCAGATTTCTTGATTCAGATCTGTTCGTTCCTTCCCTTAAGTGTTTCACGGATCTAAGAAATTGGATCACGCGTAACATCAAGTTCGAGGCGGAAACTAGGACGGTCAGTGCCGACCACAGTAATGTGGTAGGCCTGGTGGACATATGGGCCCGAGAGGTCCTACATCTACTAATGGTTAAGCAACCAGGCACGAAGGTAGAATCGGTTCTACCGTTAGCGTTACACCTCCAAAAGCTCTTAAAGCACAATGGCCCTGCCTACACGATAAAGAGACTGAAAATCTATCTCTTTACCCTCAACAGTTATGTTGGGGCGAGTCCGCTCGCGTCAACCTCTGCGCTGGGGGTACGATGTCGGCTTACCAATGGCCTCCCTGCATTCATGCCTCTGGAAGCTAGGGTGGCGGTTAGATCCATGAATTTGGATGCTATTCGCCTCTGGGCGTCCTTATTTAATATTTATAAGGCCCTAGACGGACCGCATAAGATCTCCGATCTAAGTACGGTTACGGCCCCGCCTCTCAACACGGCTGAATGTGCGGAGTTCGACAGCTTCAAGAAATATCTTGAAGATGGCGGGTTCCTGAAATCACTCAAGTCCTTAATTGGGCGGAATATTCCTAAATGGGAATATGAGAGTGGGTTCGGGACCGTTATCCAGAGTTCTGGGGCGAATGCCCCTCATGCCATGGTCAGTATCATCCGTGATGCTGTCGCCTGGGGACGACGTGGGGTGAATAACCACGCCTTGACTTTCGCCAAGTTAGTTGGGGATAAAAGGGTCGTAGACATCCTTAAATCGTTCTGGTTTCAGGGGGAAGCCCGTGAGTCTATCTGGCCAGTCACTTGTATGTATTACAATGGCTGGGGTTCTGTTAAGTCTGCTGTCAAGGAAAGAGTGTACCTGGTTAACCGTCAGGGGCAATGTAAGTTGCAGAAAGAGGACGAGCCGTCCTTCGACTGTACCCTTGTCCCGGATGATGCCTTCCTCGAATATAAGAGGAAGGGCTTCTTCAATCCAGAACTGGGAGTTGTTGTTGAAGCGCCAGCCATACTCAAACGCATGGATGATGAGGCCTACCTTCGGGTGGTCAAGTACTTCATGCGGGACCGGGACACAGCTGACAAAGCCAGACTGTCGCAAATCAAGTGGGACTGGTGGCCTCGGGACCCCATCCTGGGGCGGCTCCATGCCATTGAGGAAGCAGCGGGAAAGGTCAGAATAGTTGCAATTTGTGACTATTTCACTCAGATTCTGTGCAAGGGGGTTCATGAGTACCTCTTTAAAATACTGAGGCTTATACCTCAAGATGGTACGTTCGACCAGCAATCTGCGGTCGACTCCTTCGCGAAGGAGGGTCACAAGGAGATCTTCTCCTATGATCTGACGGCTGCTACGGACATGATACCTTTTCAGTTGTATACTGAAACCCTTGCGGCCTTGATTGGACGGCCCATAGCAGAAGCATGGATGCGACTGCTAACAGATCGAGACTTCCTGAAACCTCGGGATCATTTAGATGCTAACGAGGAGGACCCCGCATCGGATTTTGAGCCGTATGTGCGCTATAGTAGAGGGCAACCAATGGGTGCCCTATCTTCGTGGGCTGGACTCGCGATTGTTCATCATGCCATCGTGCAATACGCTTCTTTTAGTGCCGGACTAGGGCTGGCAGTGGCATATAGGGTCCTTGGAGATGACATTGTCATAGCGGGGAAAGAGTTGGCAGACGCCTACCTGCGTGTGTGTGCTTCGTTTGGCATACCCGTGGGAATCCATAAGTCACTTGTTTCTAAAAATGGGTTACTCAACTTCGCTTCCCAAACGCTCTGGGGGATGAACAACATATCTCCCGTGTCGTACAAGGAGGTGCTCTCAGCACGAACCTGGTCGGCCCGGTTGGAGCTCGCCAAACGACTCTGTCATAGATATGGGACAAAGGGAACCTCGGAATCTGCAGCCCTGCTGCGGTACGGGGTGACCTACCCAATGTGGAACCACCTGAGAGCGGAGCTCTCAGGTGCAATACCTCCCTTATTCACACGGTTTGTGCGATTTGTCTTGGGGAACCCTCTTGTCAAGGAGGGGACCTCAATAGATGACATTTTCCGATGGCTTGAGGACGTAAGTCCGATGCCAAAGGGCGTCTCATCAACACAATCCTTGGAATTCGAGAGATCCTTTAAGGCTGAGCTCGTTGCTCAGATTGCTCAGCACTGGGACCGACTCTACCTCGGGTATACCAAGGGCCCTTCCGGGCCCGGGGTTTTACCAGTAGAGATGGTTGGTTTTAAGGCGGGCATGAAGCGCGAGTGTAAGTTCGATAACTATCGATACCCACTCGGATGGTATCTTTGGGTCTGCTACACCGAACAGGGTAAGTCCATATATCGTAAAGCCCAAAAGGCTTATGCGAAAGTTATGGGTCCTGTGGGTTGGTTTGAACCAGGATCTGTCCTGCGAGTCGACAGAGTCTCTCTCTCGGATCTCCTTAAGGCTTATATATCCGTTAAGGCTACTCCCAAGGCCCTCTTCATCAGCGATGATGACTGGCCTACCTTGGAAAGGATCATCCTAGACCACCGAGGTGATGAGGATGAACCTGATAGTCCGGATAAAACAGGACGAGGGGCTTCCCGACAAGCTACCAATTCTGTAATCGCCCCTAAAGAGACTTTGGCGGGACCAATCCATGAGCTAACACTCCTCATCGCCCAAATGTGGGGAGGAGTCGTGCCTCTCGCTGAACTGGCCTCACTTCCGACCTCTCGTCGGTGGTGGTCACATGTTACGGCCGCCCTCGATTCCTTCTTGTCGAAGAAGGCCCTTGTGGATGCATCCCCATGCCACCTTACGGAAAGCATGTGGTTGCAGCGGCTCCTTCCTACGTATTACGTACGGTAGGCCATGGGTAACCATGGGCCGTGTCCCCTTCTGGGAGGACGGTGGCGGAGTTGCCTGCTGGTTCAGGTGCTCTTCAGCCGTTGCCCATTGGGGGGCAGGTGGCAAACGGGACACCCTGGGTGGTCGAGCGAGACGCCCAGGGCGCCAGTCCTATTCCATGATACTGAGGTCTGAGTGGAAAGATCTCACCTTCTTTCGGCACCTATTGTACATGACGAGCACATACCACTGGCTGTGGTATTGACTCGTGGGGAAACGGAGTTTACCCTCTCCAAAGCTAGGTGACTAGTAAAAGGGTCGTGAGCGTAGCCCCCGTAGGGGTTAGCCTTTGCACTTTCCAGATCAAGTCAGTAGCAATACTGAATAGGTG